CGCCGGCGATGACATCATCTATTTGTCGTGTTTTACAAGTTCAGACGTGCCTGTAACGCGAGTTCGGCGCGCCGGCGATGAGTCAACGATTGTTCGTGTTTTACAAGTTCAGACGTGCCTGTAACGCGAGTTCAGGAAAAAAAGGTAATCAATCGCTTTTTTGATGAAATTGCACAGGACACTGGCAAATATTGCTACGGTGTTGAAGACACGCTACGCGCACTGGAATTAGGAGCCGTCGAAACGCTCATTTGCTGGGAAGACCTTGACATTCAAAGATTCGTATTGAAATCAACCGAAGGCGATTCGATGACAATTTTGCATTTGACTGCCGATCAAGAAAAATCCGAATGCCACAAAGAGAGTGGAGTGGAGTTGAAGGTGTTGAATAAACAATCATTACTGGAGTGGTTCGTGGACAATTACAAAACGTTCGGAACTAAACTCGAAATTATAACGAACAAAATTCAAGAAGGTAATCAGTTTGTCCACGGATTCGGAGGCGTAGGTGGACTGCTTCGGTTCAAGGTTAATTTTGATACGACGCAGCTGTATACCGAAGAGTACGACATAGACGATTATTAGGGATATATTTTTATTAGGTATATTTGTAAAAGAAAAAACGAGAGATTATTAATAGTTTCTACTGCGATTTCTCAACATACATAGAATGAACAGAATAAGACCAAACAATATTACATAATTAATGATACCGCCAAACAAGAAGGATTTTAATTTGGTTTCCAACTCGCCCTCCGCCATCGACGTGATGTCGCTCAGACTGGTGCCGACGCCACCAAACTTTGTATTTTCCATGGTGTTGATGAGGTTGTTTTTTTGCTGGGCAATAAAAGACCATCCGCTTGCATCTTTCCAACTTTCATGATAACTGGTGTTGCCTATTGTGGGTATCCAAAACTCGATATCGTCATCGATGGCTAACTCTCTATAATTACTGAAATCTATGCATTGTGACATGTCCGTGTTGGAAACCCATCTTCCTTCTTTGTAAATGCTGTTGTTGTAGCAGTTGCTCGTATGTGCTGGTGGATTAGTACAAGGCATCAATAGGAAAGTATCATCTGAGAGAAATGTGGATGATACCGAATTGTTCATCAAATTGCCTATCAAACGTTCGTCAACCTTGGCCACGGAAACTATCAACGAGTGCAGCATATTGTTCAATTTGTTTATATGAGCGTGCATCAATTCAATGTTCATGCGGAGCACGTCATTTTCGTACATGAGTTCTTCCTGAACATGCATCAGATCGCCTTTGGTGGCGGAAGTGCCCTCCGTATATTTAGCGGCGCGCTCTGGATGCCATGTGTTGGGTCGTGGTCTAGATATTTGCTCCGTTTTACGCTTTATGCATTTGTTAAATTTGCACTCCCAACTGTTTTTGGCTAAATCATAAATGTCGCCTTCTATTAGACAATGTTCTCGAACTATAATGTCGGAGTGATCCTTGTCATCCTTGATCAACAAGCACGCGACTCTCTCTTCCCGAATTTTAGCCGTGGGTTTACTCGTTAACACCATACTTACGCCGTCTTTATGAAAAGCTTTGTCAACCGACACGTTCAGCACATAGCCTTCAGAGTCCAGAGTGTGCACAGTACACTCATCGGTGTCGTCATCGCATGTCAATTTAGTGAATAGTTTTGACTTGGAAAATCCACATCTCCACGATCGATTGCACGTATGATGGGCAAAGTGATTGTTGTTTTGGCGCTTCACCAATTCTTTGCTTTTTACCCAAACGCCGCGACCGTCTAGATTACGAAAACAGTCGTCGCTATCGCTGCCCCAGCGGTCGATGAGCTCGCCTCCAACTTCACACTGTTGTCGCAGCACCCACATCATCAAGTCTTCTTTCGACACCTCCATAGTTTTCATTGTTTCTTCGACGCGAGTATTAGAGTCCAATGATCCGCCATTGTAAGCGTATGCTTGATAATATCCCTTGTATCCTATTAAGACATTTTCTTCGTATTCAGTTTCGGCAATAACAATGATCACGTCTTTCTGAAGCGTCTCCTTAGGGGGGGCTATGTCCAAATTTTTTATTTTGTAAGGACCCGTTTTCATTTGGACATTACAATGTTCGGCCGCAGACACCAATGACGCGGCGGAAGCCACCAACAAAATTATAAACTTGCTCACCATTTTTCGTGCTTCTAGGTGCACAGCCGCTATGAGTTTTAATAGTAGACTGATTTACCAGCTGAAGACAGGCATTTTATATACGGTAAGATAACACTTATCAAGAATTAAATCCTTTTATCATTGAGACAATAGGGATTAAAGCAAGATTGACTACGTGACCTGAGTCGCGTTGTTTGACTACGTGACCGGAGTCGCGTTTCTAATGTGCCAATACCATAATACGGTCTTATCAAAAGATAAGATTATTTTATCTGTTTCGTTTATATTGTCATGAACGCGAGCTCAGTCATGAAAGCGGATTCGTTTGAAACGGAAAATTTTATTTATCCCCCCGACAACAGTCTGGAAGTAGTTATTCTCACAAGTACCAACGGTGACCATGACGGCTATTTGGAAGCGTCGGCAGCAAATAAATTGATGACTCCATTTTTAAACAACAGCACGTCTCTAATGGCTGCTGCGGCACCTTCTCACAAACTGATTAAAAATAATAAAAGTTACATTCATGTTTTTAGTTTATTCAAATATTTATCAAATTACAATTTAAATAATAAAAATCATCCTCCTGAATATTACACTTTAAAGTCGGTCATTTGCGATCTGTTGATGGGAGTTCAAAGCAAATCCTTTGACCCTTTGTGCGATATAAAATCTGAATTATATTCTATTCAGGAAAGTATAAATGGTATTGTAGCTGTTTTGAACGATACCGAAAATAAAAATATTAATAACGCTACTGCCGTTTACAATGACGCAATATCTACTGGCGGCATTAATAGTATAAAAGAGACATTACAGGCTTTTCAGACGGAATTTATAAATAAAATGACTTTTAATACAGAAACTTTATTGGACAATGTGAAATCTGTTAAAGACTTAATATGTTTAACTAAATAATTACTTTTAATAAGATACCATGCATCCGTTATTATGCCAGAAAAAATTTTAATATTGCAATGGATAGTGTTAGTTTGTAGTGCGATTGCAATTATTTACCTTTTGTTTTTATTATTTAGACAAATCAGAAACAGCGAAAATTTTTGCTTGTCCCGTTTCCTGAATTCATCAAAAGAAACATACACTCAAACAAATGATAAAGAGCCGTTTAAAAATCGCGAACTTTACGAAACCGACGTTTATAGCTCGCAGGCATAAGTTGCGTCATCGAAAATAAATAAGACTATATTGTTAAAATGAATTATTGGGCAGTGTTCTCCATTGTTTTATTTGGATATCTTGTATATTCAAATCGTTTAAATAATGAAATGAACGACATCAAATCTATACTGGTAGTGGTCTACGAAACGGTGGAAAAAAAATTTGTTGAAATAATAAACGAAATCAATTTGTTAAAATCTGACATGTTTATGATGTTGAATTATTTACAAAATAACACTCTCAGAACCTGGGACGCGATCACAAAAAACAATATAAAAATTACAAATCTTGACGATAAAGTTAACGCCCTATTAGCTAAAAGTGGAGTCGTAAACAACGTTTTGAACGTGCAATAGTAGCCATTTACACTAAGTGATAATCTTAAAATTCATGTTCCCTCTACAATATTATTCAATATGGCCTCTAATGTTGTCACGTTCGACGACGAGTCGGTGATGTGGATAGATACTGATTATATTTATCAGAATTTAAAGATGCCTTTGTCCACTTTTCAACAGATTCTCTTTTCTGTACCAATAAAACACCGAAAAACAATGAATGACATCATTCCGCCGTCATGTTCGCATCCTTCACAGCAACAATCGTCGTGCGGTTTTCCTCCAACGAATGGTCCCGTAAAATACTTAGTAGATATTTATGGTGCAGCCATACTGGCATTAAGACTTCCTTGTATATTTTCAGATCAGTTATTGAGTACATTCATAGCGAAACAATATTTGTGTTTTTGCAATCGACATCGTCCAACACCGCCGCCTCCGCCGCCTTTCAATGATGTTCAGTGCACGCTTAAACAAATAGTAGACTCTCTTGAAAAAGTTTGTCACCAAAACGAGTTGCTCGTAAATGGAGTCAATCAAATAACATTGAACCAATCGAGCCACTTTTTGGAACTGTCTAATATGTTGTGCGCGTTACGAACGCAAAATTGTCAAATACTTTCTTGCTTGGAGAGTTTAAAAGACGCTATCATTTGTCGCCTCAACAAATTAGTGTGCGAGATTAAAAATGTGTTCCCCGATCAGTGCACGCAAATCAACGAGTTGACCGAGAAATTGTTGGAAGCCATTAATTCTGTTCAATTGATTTTGAAAAATGAACTTAACAACACGAATTCAATTTTAAACAATTTGGCGTCCAGCATTACTAACATCAATTCAACATTGAATAATCTACTGTCGGCAATTGAAAATTTATCTGCCGGCGGCGGTCTGACAGACGAAGAACATAAAAATCTAGATAATATTTACGAGTTGGCAAAAGAAATAAAAGGAATATTGATAGGTGTAAGAAAATAAGACATCTGAAATGGCCTCTTCCTCTTCTAAGTCACGTTTTGCACCCTATGTGATTAAAACCGTAAAACCGTTTAAAACAGAACCCGTTGAGTTATCTACAACCGATATTGCGACAATTAATTATATAACTAATTCTTCCTATGATAAATTATTAAAAGAAGAAGAAAAATCACAGGAATTGTTTAATATGATACCACAACGCACCCTCGCTATTCCAACTTTTTTTGTAGTTGCTTTTCCGTATGACATTAGAGTGACAAGATCACTTAACACTATTTCTTTAGAGTGTACTAATATTAATGAAAATCTTTTGTTCAAAACCAAAGACATTAGAGTCATAAATGTATTGGCCCCTTCGATGTTTAAAGTGTTAATTAACAAAGACGTGCTTGACGCTGGTAGCGCACAGTACGATAAAAATAAAAAAAAATTAACTATTACTGTTGCAACTGTAACACAAACAATCTTAAGATGTATAATTTTTTTTAATATATTTTACAACAATCGTGTTAAGTGGACCGTTCCTAAATACCTTACCAACATTTTTGGCAAAAATGTTTAATTTATTCGCTCACTAGCATTTGCACAACTAAAACGTGTTTCCCATATAATGAATTGCACATTGAATTCTGAGCAACAATGCATTTTTGAAAAATTTAAATATGAAAATTATATTAAAAACATCGTGTTAAGTCGTGAACAATTACTTTGTTGGCAAACACATAAAACTATCAATCCGGCACCACTGAAACGTGATGTAGTGCTAGCAATTGAGGCCGCAACGCGCGGTCAAAGCAAAAATGATTTATGGTTATTGTTACGAATGGATCGACGAACGGCGACTATGACTAAATCTCATTCGACAAACCTTGCGCGATGCCCCGCTTTAATACACGGAAATACGCAAGAGAGTCGAGTTAAAAACCAAAATAGATTAATGTTTGACCTCTTGTGCACTGCCACTGAAACGTTATCACCCGGAGGTGTATTTGTTAAAAACACAATTCTCGAATGTGGAATGTTTTTAAGTGAATTGGGTTTACATTCGGCGTCGCCCGATGCATACTTTGAGTTGAGCGATAAAACTTGGATTCCGGTTGAAATAAAATGCCCTTTCAACTATCGAGACACATGCGTTGACCAAATTAGATCCGCTTTAGGAAACAAGAAACAGCGTTATCGCGTAAAACACACCGCTCTATCTGTGAACAAAATGGGAAAACCTATATTTCAAATGGAAAAAACAGACGTTCACTACAGACAAATTCAGAGACAACTTTATGTAATGAAATCGCCTTTTGCATTTTACATCGTGAAGTTTAAAAATGATTTAGTTGTGACAACAGTTTATCGGGATGAAGATTTTTTTAAAAACGAACTGCGCTTGGAATCCAACGCTTTTGTAGCGTTCGCCCTACAAAACGCCACCAACGACAAAAGTGTTGATACGCGAATGCGGTCATTTGAATTTTATAAAAACAACCATGAATACACTCCGTGTCAATTTGATATGTTAGCGAAGCAAGGGCTATATGTAGAATTTGGCTATTTAAAATGTGCATATTGCAATGAGTTTACAACAGACAGTAGAGAACCGTTTGTTAGTGTAATTGCTAAAAATCATTTGTGTTACGCAAACTTGCAACAGAATTTTGTAGACAACATCGATTATTTCGATTACGACAAACGCTATGATAGTTTAAAAAGAAACTACACGTATAAAAATGAGGCTGAGCCGTTGGCATACTTTGGATGGTACTTATGCAAAAAAGAGAATACTCTCAAAACATTTTGCTGCGGCGTGAAAATCGATGATGAAATAACTGCAACTTCTGTGAAACATTTACACAAAGATGATTGTAAATATTTCAAAACCATCTCTAAATAAAACAATACAATTGTAATTTATTTAATAAATATATAATTTTTAAAAAAATAAATTAATTTTAAATGCTTACTCGATCAATGTCAAAGTTATGTATGTCAACAATCTTAAAATTACAATGATATTTTTGATATTTTTCAACAACAAACCACTCATTGTTTAATTTACATTTACACTGCGTACAAAAAAAGTTGAAACACTCTTGTTGTAAGTGATCATAATAAGCAGAACATGATTTGATGTACCTAAACATCGACAATTCACAGGAATGGCACAACAAATCTTCTAATTTACTATTGGAAAAATAATTTTGTAACTGTTCACACATTGGCAAATGCCAAATGTTTAATCTTTTTCTACACTTGATTTCACAAAAGGGCCATGTGCTCGGATCAAATATGCCGTTGTCGTAAACTCCTTCAGTTTTAGTTACTGTGTACAATTTAATATCGCATTCATCGCATTTAAAATTACTATACAAACAGCCTGGAATATCACCTTCAAATTTTTCAAGTTTAAAACGTTTAATCTTTCGTGCCAACGGACTTGTTTCGTGAACTACAACAATCTTTGAGTATCGTAAAACATGCACTCCTCTGCTTGTTACTATTAACACACACAAAACATAACCACCTTTGGAGTCAAACATTAGGGTTTTCCAATATTTTTTTAATAAATGTTGGCCCAAATTTAAACATTTTTCATATTTTTCGAAACTATACGTAATTAAATGCGATAGACCCTTTTCATTTTCTACATATATCTCATCAACGTCCTGCAATTGATTTGCGGCTAGTGTCGTCAACTTCTTCGGCATCAAAACTGTTTTCGTGCCAACGGACTTGTTTCGTGAACTACAAAAACAATCTCTGTGCATCGTAAAAAAGTTATTAAACATGAAAAATAAAAAAATTATCGCACAATGTTTTACAAATAAAAATTTATTCACCAGTATCCATGGATCAATAAAAAAAATGATCCGCTGTATTAAACTGCCCGCGGTCGGGACGCGTCAAAACTTCAAATATCTGTGTCAGCTTTACGAACAAAAACGAACAATCGTCGTCACGCTGAACTCGCTTTACGAGCACATTTAAACTTGTAAAACGCGAACAGATCTTTGTGAGTCATTACCGATGAGCTGAACTCGCTTTACGAGAACATTTAAACTTGTAAAGCACGAACAGATAAATGATGTCATCTTTATATGGGTCATCGCCGCCGATGATTCAATTTAATAAGCGCGTTTAAATGAACTTGTTTCACAAGCTATTTTAAAATTGTAAAACAACATGCCGATTCAACTCAACTCGTGAATCCTTGTCGAGTTATAAAATGTACAAAATTATTGAAGAAGCTTGCACTCTAGCACAGTTATTCACGCAATTAGGTTTCTTGTACCGAGCTAATGTATGTATAGACATTGCTCTCGAGCACTTATTAAATTTAAGGGAAGAGGACAAAACAAATGTTAAAAATGTAAATATTTCTTTGAGAAAAAAAATTAAGTATTGTTTGCGTGCAAAACAACATATGTTAAATAAAATTTCACAAAGAAAGTTAATTAAGATATACTTGTTTTCAGAGTAAAAGAAGCCTGGCCAGCGAAGATGGGAGTAATAAAGTCATTGCGCTATAAAAGTAACCATTGGAGCATCGTTTCTTATTCGAGTATAACTTTATACGCTTATTTATTTGTATTTATAATGTTTTTTTCGTCGTCAACAGTGAAAAATGTAAACTATTTGCAATATTGGCTTCTTTTGTCATTTTTGCTAAACCTGTCGGTGAATCTACCGTTCCTGTGCCCTTTTCTTACCAAAAACAAAGAAGCCGATGTAGTTTTTTATGAATACATTATGTTGCATTCATTGTATTTCAGTAACAAAATATTGAACGCCATTGTATTTTTTGATAACAGCATGATTTTGAATTGTGTGTTGATCGACAATGCTATATATTTTCTGTATATTTTTATAGTATTAATCGAATTGTTATTATTGTGTGGTTTTGTTAAAGGTGTTTACGTAAACTATCATTTTGTCAAAGTTATATTTGTTATTGGCGCATGTCTTTTTTTGCCACTCATGAGCGTGTTATTTAGTTTGTACGATATATTTACTGTACAGATTCTAAACGATTTTGTTTCGAGTGCATTTTTCTGTTTTATTTTCTTATTTTTATTAATTCTTTGGGCTTTTCAATATCGTTTGAAGAAACATTTTTATGAAAATAATTTGAGAATGACACCGCTTTTTTCTTTCAATAGACAAACAGCACATTATTCGTCAATTGTTATAGAAAATGAAAAGCAAAGTAAAAATAGTAATAAAGTATAATTTTAAAAAGCAGCACTGTAAAATAGTAATAAGTTTAATATTAATCAAGCTGCAATTTCATCCGAGGTGCGCTGTACATATGGTCTGCAGGGATCTACTTTAGGTCCAAAAAACGCTTAAGAAACCTCCTTTCTTTCCTTAACCTAAACCTATCCTTATTCCTCTTATCCTTACGTGAGTTTGGAATGCTTCACGTAACTCTTATAAACACTTACATAAAATAGGGGTGAAAGAAGAGAACAAGACATTTTTGAAGGAAACGTGGAATAAATGAAATAAGCTGTCATAATATAATACATTTTTATTTTTATACAATCACACATTAAATAACAACAATACATTTATTATGAGGTAATTCATTACTTTACAACTAAAACAATATTGTTTCTTATAACAATATCAATTACTTAACATGATTAACTTTTATCTCATTTTTTAATTAAATTAACTTTCAATTCTTCCTTTGCAATAAATTCGTCTATTTCATTATCATCACTGAATTCCAAAACCTTTTCCACTTTGATTCGTTCCAATCGCTTCTTATATTTTTCACATACCTTAATAAATTCATTCACATCAACTGTTGTTATTATATTTTGATAATCCGCATAGACATGCTGAACGCTAATATAAAAATTAGATGCGAAAATCGTAACCGAATTTTGCTTAAACTTTTTTTTATCGGAAATATACTCGACGTATTCAGCAAGGGTGGGATATTTCCCGGAATCTTTGACGCAGTTAATAAATAGATTGTATAAAGACAAAACTCTATCAAAATTTAACGAATTAATTGCATCATAAGTTATTTTTATTTTGTCTTTGTCATCGTCGTTATTGATCACTACTTTTTTAGAGATCTTGACTAAGTCTGAGTAAAATGAATTGTTTTGGTCAAGGGTGAAATAAGGTCGGTATGTTTTTTCACACATGTTAATGTTAATTTTCCTTTTTCCAAAGTCGTCTAAATCATCAACACACTGCATTAAATGCACATACTTATTCAAATGAACCTTTTTGTCAATTACGTCATCGGGTAACATCTCTTTGTGATTCAATGTCAAGTAATTGAGTTTGTTTAGATTAGACGGATTTTCGATTTCACTTACCAGAAAACCATTATCATTTCTAAATATTTTTTTTAAAAGAAAATAAACTTTATCTGTACGATTTTGAATTTTCTTCAAAATCATAACATTTTTAATTAAATCTATACGTTTTTCAATGGATTCTATATCCAAGTCATAATTAAAATACTTTAATATTTCGACCATATAATGCGCTACGCCTGAATACATTCTCAAACGCTCTTGCGCGAAATTTTTAGAATCGCTTTTGAATATGCATGAAGATAATTCAACACAGTACCACAAGGCAGTAAGCAAAGACGTGTTTTCTTGAGGGTCTAGTGGTAATGCAGACAATCCAATTTTACACTTTGTCTGACTGATACGCCGCATTGCGTATTTTTTGAACTGTTCAACAACATTCCTATCCATCCATTCTTTATTTTCACAATTTTTCCACAACACAAAATAGAACAAACCAACATTGAAATTTATCTTTTTGGAATTGAAGTACGTCGCTGACAAAATATAATCGTTGTATTTATCAAACACATCGGTATTTACCAGCACAAGACCACCATGAAACGGTCTACGTGTACGTGGCTCTGTCTTTGTAGTGTTTTTCAATAGTTGTTTATAAACGTTCAAAGTATAAAAGTAACCGATTGACTCACTGATATCGGGATTTTTTAGCAAAGATAATGGGCACTCCATTGTCATTCTAAATTTATTGAAACTCGCTGGTAATACTTCATGTGACGTTTTTGTTCTATGAAAAATTATTTTGTCCAGCAAATTAAATTTCGTCAATAACACAACGGGTATTCCTTTGTTGTCGTCTAGAATAATGTCAGGGAATTGAATTTCTTGTTCAGGCTTAAAATTAACATCAACGATCGGCTCTTGTTTAACGGGATCAACAAATTGTGTATCGAATTTCAATGCATCAAAGGCGTAAGATTTTTTATTGCTGACGATATAATTAATCAAAGTTGAAATAGACTTTTCAATCTCAACCTTTGCATCATGCGTCGGAACAAAGAGATTTTTATACCAATTCGTATTAACAAATTCGCTTAATAACACATTTTTATCCATTGTATTCAGATCGTTATCAGTCGTTTTTAATTTCAATGACAATTCAACAAACAATCGATCTCGCAAGCCCTTCAATTTGTCTATTTCTTGTAGAGCAAGATCATTCTGTTTGAATTTATTGATGTACTTCAGTCTGATATAAGACTTTAAATTATCCCTCTCGGTAATAAAGTTATCAACATTGATTTTATCGTAGTCGAATTCTTCAGAAATATTAGTGTCATCAAAAAGCTTGTGATTGCGATGAATTGTGCACTGACTCTTCAAAAATGACGCAGCAACTGAAAGGTCGATTTGATCCAAATCTTTATTGAATGCATGGAAAACAACTGTTTCATACTGCATATTGCTATTTAGCTCCGAGCATTTGTCCAAGCTTCGACTGCTAATCTGACCATCCGTTATTATATATAACAATTCTATTTTAACATCATCACCACGAATATTTTCTTGTATCCATTGAATAATTGTTTCTGGTAGCGTGTCTCCATCAACACCAATCTTTTTTTTATAATCATTAACAATTTTTTCTTCATCCACTGAAACACACTTCCTTCCCCAATGTAAATAAATTATCTGTGGTTGTGTGACGGGCTTTCCGGACTGCGACAACTCAGCACTAATTTTCTTGACATCATTTTTGAAATTTTGTACAGTTTTTAAGCCGTTTTCGTGATAAAACTCGTCTTTGCTAGTCGAAAATGAATAATCTTTTGCGTAAATAAAATAATGAATCATTTTTAGTGATAATTCACAACATTGGCAAAAACAACACTGACAGTTTCTTCAGGTGACGCAATATCGTGTTAAATGTGCAGAGGCCGACTGTGGACTGTTCGATCCTAAACCGTTGTGGCGTGTTTTTAATGGTTTTTATTCCAATTATCGTAAACACTCCAATTGATATCTCTTGCACAATTTCAACGGGTAACATCGTTCAGTTTGCTTTACAAGTAATTATTTTTATCAACTATGTCATCATGCTTACTGACGTGATTAGTTGATTATTATTTAAGACGGATATAGTTAATCCATTAATGTTTGATAACGTAAATACCGCACTGATAACTTATCTGTTTACCACTATAAAAAGTCGAGGCAGTGATAATAAAATTCAGTAGCTTGTAAGTCTACCAAGTTGATGGATAAAATATAAATAAATGAATCGCGAAAAAGACAGACTTCATACTTTCGACAACAAATGGCCACACGATTTTTTAACTAAAGAAGTGCTCGCTAAAAATGGATTTTACTTTCTCGGTCGAGGCGATGAAGTCCGTTGTGCCTTTTGTAAAGTGGAAATTATGAAATGGGAAAATGGCGACGATCCCGCCGTTGACCACAAGAGATGGGCGGCCCAGTGTCCTCTTGTCAACGGTCGTGATACAGATAACATACCGTTGGATAGAACTGTCAAAGACGAAGAAAAAGAATTTTTTTTGCAAAATGAAGAAATTTTACGGCAAGGGAGCGACGAATGCGGAACAAGCGCTCCAGTCGAATCATCAGAAGAAGAATTGATTCAACAAAACCACGAACGCGGAGTATGCACAGCAAAACTAACGGGTCCTGCTCATCCGGCGTACGCTTCCTTGGATGCGCGTCTTGCCAGTTTCAAAGATTGGCCCAAAAATATGGGCAGAAATGTTGAAAATCTTGTCGAAGCTGGATTTTTCTACACCGGCAAAGGGGATCAAACGAAATGCTTTTATTGTAATGGCGGCCTCAAAGATTGGGACCACGAAGACATACCTTGGGAACAGCATGCGCAATGGTTTGACAAGTGCGCATTCGTGAAACTGCTAAAAGGAGATGCCTATATTCAAAGAGTAAAAACCGAAGCTTGTTCTATAACGTCTCAGAATGAGCCGGTTGAACATATCGTTAAAAAAGAGTATAGTACTGAAGAGATTACAAATTTGCACACCAATAGTGATTCAAACATGTGCAAAATTTGTTTAGAAAGAGAGCGCACTGTATGTTTTTATCCTTGTAAACACATCGTAACCTGTGAAATGTGCGCATTAACTTCAAAGACCTGTTGCGTATGCCGATCAACCATCAGTAAAGTCGAAAAAGTATATTTATCATAAATAAAATACAATTTAAAAAGATTTTATATTTAAAATTTTACTTTTATTTAACCATACAGCGCGGAACAAATTGCCGTATATCACTTCTGCAGATTGGACATCGTTTATTGAGTGCCGATTTACATTCTTTGCACACATAAAAGTGCCCGCACGGAGAGAAAACATAATGTTTTCGTTCGTTTAAACAAATGATACATTCGTCCGATTCGTCATCGGTGTAAACTTTTCCGATAGTACATTTATTCCCGGCAGCGTTTTCTACGCTGTCCTCGTCTACGATTTTAATTAACTTTTTATTAATTCTGTAAAAACTTTTTTTATTGGAAACCACAAGTATAATTGCTTTTTTTGGAACCACATAAAATCTGTTAACAATCCTTAGGTCCTTTGGAAATTGACAATTTGCTTCGGTTATATAATTGTTATCGAGTATGCGCACTCGAAGTCTTCCATTTATTTGAACGCAATTCAACAACACTGGAGCATCCATAGTGAATAAACTATTTATCGAATCGAATAAAACGGAAAAGTGTCCACTACTTGAGTAAGTGCGTCTATCTGTTGTCCACTAGTTACATCAGCGGCGGTGACTGCATTTATTGTGTTAAAAACACGATCGTTTCCCAAGAAAAAGGCTCCTACACGTAGAGCCACAGGAGCATCGCCTCTAGGGTAACGCGCAGCTCGACTCCATATACGAATATTACCACTGTCTCGACTTAGAACACACCACGAGTTAGTGAAGGTTTCCGCTGTCCACACTTGACCGTTAGCGTGCCTTCTAATGCACGAATTGGCATTGGCAACGATGCATCTGCCTATGCCCGGTAAAAAACAAGTCGGGTTACTGGTGCTTAGTTCTTTATTTTTAAATATTTTAAATATGGACGAAGAGCCGCTGTCGTTGAGCGCCGAGTCATACGACATTGAAATTTTCATTACACCCATATTAGACGGCATGATCTCCGTCACGTCAGGGTGATGACTCAGCAGAGGGTACAAAATGGCTCGATAGCGTACATGACTCAATTGATTTTCGGACGCTTGAAATATTACGTCAGCATCGGACACATAATCGTGATCGCTACGAGCCCAAAAATATTTATAGTCAACGTGACGTAATGTTAATAAATGTGCATTAAACGGTTGTAAACATGCGTTAGCAATGGTGAGATCGCTCTGATTTACCATTCCGGTATTGGCGGTGTGCCTATTGTGCACTGGTATCAAACCATCGGCGGCGGGACAATTGCATCCACTAACTTCTAGGCCATCCTCCTCTCTGATATGATAGAATAAACGCCCAGAGCTCCGTCGACCACTGACAGGATCTACCGAGCATGGATCAATCACACAAATATCTCCCAATCGGAAATGGCTTCTATAAAAATCGTTCATTGCCGGATGATCCAAACGGACCTGTCCGTCCGCACATGGCGCTCTCGGAAAAAAAGATTCGTCGTGCATCACGTCGCGAACTGTTCTGGGTCTGCAAAATGGAGTTTGCGTGTCGCTATTAAAGTCACTAACGTAACCCTCTTCGCAGACGCATCGTATCGGGTTCGCATTGATATTATCAACGTGACCGTTCGGAGCGCATCCCACTGGAATGTTACAGTCTTCGTACATATTCAGTTGGGTCACTAAACCGGGGCGGAGACAGCTACATAGGAGCGAAAACCCTAAAGCTGTTTCCGCTAACAACCACACGCCTGTGTTTGGGTTACAAGATCGCGCACGTTCTCTGTTTAGCGCTAAACAGTACGCTTCGCCGGCTTGGATCAATACTTCCGATTGTTGATCGTTAGTGTGTAATTGTATTGTTGTATCCTCGTCAAAGTATTGACAGTTGGCCAGTCCTTCTCGACATAGGTCACAATCGCTATGCGTGACGCACGGAGTTAATGATACATGGCATTCGTGGCTGTTACCTTCAATTATTATTTCGCTCGGTGGATTTATGAGAGATACATTTTCGTTGTCGAATATTGCGATTGGATATTGTATCTCTTCATTGGTTAGATTAATTATATTTACAAAAGCATTTACGATCAAAACAATTACAATCAATAGTAAAATTACAATAGCTAGATGCATTTTTACTTATTGACTAAATGAAAACACACAAAAGAATTTTTATTGATCAATATATTTATCATATTTATTAGAAATATTAAATATTTTTTTACATAAAAATTCGACGTTATCTGTGGTATATTCTATATTAGTTAATATTTCAATTTTGTGATCCATATTTTGAAATTCTTTGTCGTTCAAAATTGCTACTACCAAACAGTCTCCGGTGTTGCACATTATTCCTTCTATTATTCGATATTTTTTTAAATACAAATTATAAATTTGTTCTTCGTTTAACCTGCAGGGGTTCGAAACAAACAGCACATTCGCATTCAAGTGCATGTTTCTACTGACATGTGCAATGGTTAAGCAATTTATTTATATAATGTGATGAATCATACCAACTTATGTTGTTTTTCGTTTAACTGCTAAAATTGGCGATGAAGACAATAAAGATTTACACATACTTGCGACTTCGATGGCGTCATCTTCCGTTTCGAAAACCAAATTTCGCTTATTGCGACGTTGAATTTTGTCGGCGTACGAGTTCTGCACCTTATTGACAATATTGTTAAAATCAACCTGGGGATTAGGTCTGATCGACTCGATGATGATGTCTGCGGACGGCATAAGTTCGCGTTTCTTTTTGGTTACATGCACCTTTTGGCCAGTGACCGCTCGGATAGAATTGATTTCTCTGGCCAACAAAAGCATCGGGGTTTGATGTTTATTCATTGGATAGTCGACCACACGGTCCGATATTTCTATTATACGATTCAGCAATTTTTCGATGCGCTGATTTTTCTCCTCTAATAAAACAGTGTACCTTTCAAGCAATTCACTATTTTTCCGTAACTGTTCGTCTTTGATCGCCAATTGTGTTTCAATGCTGCAAACTAACTTTTCGAATTGCGACGCTTCCGGAGATGAAACATTTTCCATGAATTCATTTTCTGAAAATCTCACAGCAGACGACATATTATATGAAAATCCTTAACAATTTGACGTCGACCACTATGAAACATTAAGACGAACACAATGCTAAAAATATGGCATTTACTTTTTTTATTTACAATTTTTTTAATCGTGTACATTTATATGTTTCGATGGGTTCGAGATTTTATTGCGGATGATTTGAATGAAATTATACGACTTAACATGATCGACACTCCTCTTTTTGACTTTTCATTTCAGCGCAATCGAGGTGTAGATTGCGCATTAAACAGGTTGCCGTGCATAACTGATCAACAGTGTCGGGACAACTGTGTGATTGCGAGTGCTGCCAGCGAATTGTTGTGCGAACAAGGCTTTTGCAGCGCCGCCGACGTTTTGGCGAACGGTCAACCTCCGAATTTAATAGAATGCGATCCGGCTCTCGGGTTATTGAACGTGTTCGCGGTAGGCGGAGATTTTGTCGTTTCTCAAACATGTGTCAGCACGTACAGAGATTTAGTCGACGACAATGGCAATGTGCGACCTTACATATGCGATAGTGGAAATTTAACGTTAAATTTAAATACAATACAATTTTCACCACAGTCTTGCGAATGTTTACAAAACTATGCAAAAATGCTGTTTCATCAAACAGCACTGGCTCGCACCATTCCCGTGTGCATACCCAGAGATTTAATTAATTTATATAGCCGGATATATACACTCGACAGTATATAAGAAAATTCACAAATGTTTCAATATAAAATATTACAGCAGATGCTTTTAAGTGTGACAGATTTTTGCAATAAAAATTTACAATATGAAAAGAACGAAAGATATATTTTTCTATTTGAAGGACAATGGAATAAAGAATTTCTTTGCTTATTAAAAGTTTATACAGAGTATAAAAACGAATCCATTTTTAAGAACACTCAACATTTTATAAATGATTTTAAAAATTTAATGCTGTTCGTTGAACAAAAGCACTTACTTAATTTTACTAGTTTCCGCAATTTAGAAGGCTTTAAAACATCATTTGATATTAAGGGTTTCGAAAATGAATTAGATCTTTTGTTAAAAGGGGACGTTGTAATAGACATCAATTACAAAAAATTGTTTACTTTTTATGTAGAAAGAGATTTTATAACGCGCATTTTACTTTTAGCAGAGCTTGGTGAAGTTAGAAATTTAGAAAATTGGAAAATTTTATTTAAAGAAAAAAATTATTTTAAATTACTTTTCAAAGAACATTTTATTAAAATTTTAGAAGGGATAAAATACAGGCAAAGTTTAATGTCAATATCTGTAAAAATTGAACATCATTATGATCATGCAAACATAAATTTAAACGGTACAATAAAATATAATCTCGTGCATATATTTACGTCGCCCATTTATAATTTTAAAAATAATCCAGAACATTTAGAAATATGCTATTTAAGTGATAACTTAATGTTTTCTCGCTCTAATTACAAAGATCAACATAATATAAAATGCGCTACATTTTTAGAATTAAACGTTCTGCCCTATTGTTTTTACAATAACATTTTGCTGGATTCCCACGCAATAAGCGTCTACGGCTTATATAAGTGCAATCATGTATATATCAAAAATCAAGAAATATTAACATCCGAGGAAAACCCCGCTCGACTTGGTAATGTGCTACTGGTAAACAAATTTCCCAGAAAAGTAAATAGAGATGCTATAATAGATGTTATTAATGCATACCATAAAACGTGTAATTATTTAAATGTCAACCGAAGAGATTTTATTTTGGTTGGAGATTATATGGCTTATGAGCAAAATTACAAACTCGCGGCTCTGGACTTCATTATTTTAATTTTCGTGTGTTCTGTTACAAATCGTTCGTTGAGATACAATATGTTAGAAACGCAAGCACCTATGTTCGAACAGTTAAAAAGTATTGTTTGTCAATTAACTGCGGAAAAACTGTATACTATCTTGACAACTAGTTATGATGTTAATATAGAACCGTCAGATAATTTTAAACATGTTCTATTGCCTGTTTGATCAATCAATATAATCGGAATAATTAAATGTAATACTTTATTTTAACAACGAACACGACATGGATAGTTATGCAATTCACACTTTTTATAATAATCATAGAAAACCTTTAACGTTGACCAGTTTACATGATAGAAATTTACCTAAACGAGTTTACGAAGATGTAATGTATATCAGAACTTTTATGTGTAAAGAGATTATAAATGACGGTAAACATGACTATTTCAAAAGTGGTGGACATGATAAAGAAAATAAAAAAATGTGACTACACATTAATATCAAAAACGAATTAATCGTGTCAAAATGGAAAAAAAAAAAAATTAAATCAATATTTAAAAAAATTTAAACAAAATAATAATTATTATCATGATTTGAATTCTTTAATGCAATTTTCGCACTTTTTAAAAAACAATGATGTTGATGCATTTACCAAAGCAAAATTGATGAAAGAGATCAGTATCAGAGATTTTCCAAGAGCAGTAGAAAATTTACAAGATAATTTGTTAACCTATTACCGATTGTGTTCTGAGTGTAATTCACTGCACTCTGTCAATTATTGTAAATATGAAGATTTATTTTGTAACAATTGTGGAAATCCTCTATGTGTAGATGACCACAATGAATTAGGACTATACGACGAAGAACAGGAAATTGAAGAAGAAGAAGTTAAAAATTTTATTGATAAAATCCAATGTGCATATTGTGAATGTAACAATAAATAATTTAAGTGTGCATTTAGTATGTATTTTTTGTCGGCTAGCTTTTTAATTATCGTGTTTATTTATCTCCTATATTTCTGTGTCCGTATAATTATTAACAACGCACGAGTGCGCAGGGATCTATTTTATCACTATAATTACATTCCAGAAACGTTAGTTGATACAGTTAGAGTGCATCGATTAAAACAAAATTAAGACAAATCAATACAATGGAGTGTCCGTTCGACATAAAAGTTTATATTAGTGATCGATATTTTCTTTTCCCCTATGATATGGTAAATGCTCAACAAGATGTGGGAAACCAACCAACGAGCAGTTTAATAGTTTATGTGCCTATCGACAATGATATATATTACATTGATAAAAGTAAATTTATAAAATTTGAATCCGTATTAATAATCAGACACGAACATGACAAAAGTTTGACAAGTAGAACACCAAAAAAAACCACAACCGCGACAATTGTGTACTGGAACCCGATAGTGCCTATCACAGAGATTGGTGCCGGCGAAACGCGCGTATTCAGCGTTTTGTTGACGAACAATTTATTTTATTGCAACACTATGATTGTGAGTCACGAAAAGCCTACCTGTCCGATAGAATTTCAATATCCTTCGTTGGAGATGCAAAAAACATGTAAAGTTTTGTCGAAATCTGTTGAAAAACCGTCGATGACGAAGCCAAATGTTTTGAATAAATTAAAACCGATTGCCAGTGAAAATTCTTTATCACATTTTGAGGATTTGAGAATGGCTAATGATTTTTTATTATGTTTTAACTTGGAAACTTCAGTCATGGTAAAGATTTTGTCCCTGAAACGAATTTTTTGTATTTTTCAATACAGGCAGCATCCAGCGCGTTATGTTGTAAATTTGCCACATGAAGAAATTGATTTTCTGTACAACAAACTAAAATGGGAGCGTGCAAGGCGGTTAACGAAAGGCGACATGCCATCGGCTTGCTCGACTGTAAACAGGGCCAGTTTGATGTACATCAAACAGGCGCAAATGTTGCTCGGAATACCGGATTACTCGCAGACGATTGTCGATTTTGTAAAAACTTTTCAAAAATTAATTTTTCAATATCAAATGGTGCCTAACGTGTTGATAAAATTAAACAATTTGGATAGTAACCAGCAAAAAATACGATTGTTTTGTAAAAACGACAGTATCGCGATCACTTCGTTGGGTATAGTTCCTGTAAATTTACCCGATATTAATTCTGTTGATAGCTTCGACAGTACGGATTATTCCAAAGTAGCATCGGTCAATCAAGTTACCCAAAAGATATGCACTGAAGGGGCTTTTAGCAGTGGTATTAGTGTCGTACCGCTGCTGTATAATTATTATCTTTAATAATATAATAATGTAGTAAGTCTAAAAGATGCCTAAAAAGGCGGCGCAAATTTTGTCAGAAACGGTCGGTGGCCGTTTCGGTAATTCTATCGTTGATGTCATACAAGCAAACAGCAGTCTCACCGATGGCGATCAATTGAGCATGTTTGTAAATAGGAACCGATCTTTAATAAAAGAATTTATATTAGTAATCTGTGGATTTATTATATTTATTTTAATTATATTATTTTTTATAATTCTCACCACAATTTTGTTTAATCAATATTCTATGGAAACACAACGAAAAGAGTACGAAGCAATTTTGTTATCAAATTTTGATATACGAACAAGATACGTTACAAACACAAGCAAAAATCAATAATTTTTATAATACAAATAATGGCCTAATGGATTGGGGAGTCTCAATTTTTCTTTTACGCTCTCTCATTATACTGTTGAGCAAATTAGTATTATCATGTTGAACTGTATTGATTTTATTCATGATCGGTAAACAGAATACTTCGCTCGTTTTAGTTTTCTGTAAATCAATAGCGCCTGTGGATGTATAGCTAAATAATTCAAATGCTTCAATAAAAATTTTTGTCGCCACTTCTTTACCGAATGTTACCAAATGGTGTTCGTCTGTTGCGGGATTGTCTAAATTTTCTAAACATTCATTGTAATGTTGAAGCATTGCTCGAGGTGAACTTTTCAGATCAGGATTTATTTTATTCAGTCGTTTAATTGCAACTTCCAGCATGTCTTTGTATGTCGGAAAATAATTTGTACCCTTGTTTAGTGCGAATTTGAACACAATCAACAACATGCGCCTGTTGAAGTCTTTGTAATCTATTGAATCGTCCATGTATTTTGTTCGCAGAAATAACCTTTTAATGTACTCATAGTTTTTTTGTGTGGGTTCTTCAAAGTATTTGTCGCGAGCTTGTTTTACAATTTTTAAAATATTTGCTGGTAATAAATCCGCAGTTTCTATGAGAGCACTGCATTTATCAGTTATCAATTGTCTGGCAAACGTGTCCACGTCTACAAACGTCTTTGATCCTTGTGTAGCGGATGAATTCATGTTCTGTTTCTTAAATATATTGAATTTATGTTATATTGAACTTTGCATTCATTATTTGTATCAAGTTTTTAAAATATGTGGCATTGGTTAGTTTGTCAGGATTTCTAAATGCAGAAAATTGTAATTTGTTAAAAGCGGTTTTCACAATTTTATCTCTCATAACTAAAACACTGTGAATTTTCACGTTCGGTTGTTTGTAAGGTGAAATGTCGTCTAAGGGTATAACAAATTGTCGCAAGTCACAGATAAAATTAAATTTGATTATAAACATTACTATCAAATCCATTTGATAACGCGACTTGATTTTTCTTGAAAAATC